TTCTTACCCATCATGGTCTCTACAACCAGCTTGAGTACTTCCCTGTCATCGCTAATCTTACCAAGCTTCATGAAGGCCTGGATAGTAGCATCAGTATTATTCTGATTATGCTTGCTCTCCTCACCTTCTGTGATAATTACATACTCATAAGTCTCCTTAGGTCTTGTCTGATACTCTTCCATTGAAGGACAAATCTTATCCTTGTTGGCAAGAAGAATCTTCACGGCAATGTAGTCTGTGGGCTTTGAAAGGTCAAAGATGTTGTCATTCTTTGTCAGCTTCACAAAGCTGAGACCTGTAGGATTAGAATTGCTCCAAAAGTTCTTTTCTGCAGGTTGTCTATAGATAGACAAGGCATTGGGCTCAAGTCCCATAGTAGTCTCCAGACAATCCTTTTCCTCATTGGTAAGCACATTCACGAAGTTATTGCTTCTCTGAAGCTTCGGAACACTGAACATCCTGTAGGCATTGTTGTGCATTCCGTCTCCCATAATGTGATTGGAATCACTTACCATGCCTGTCTTCTTTGGAAGTCTTCTTACGATGACTCTCTCATTTCTAAGACAATTCTTAATGTTCTTTTCCATAACTTCTCTTTGGCCCCTTACATAAGGATGCTCCTCATATTCGGGTTCTCTTTTGGGAATCTCTACAAGGTTTTCTGCCTGAATTAAATCAAGGTTTACTTCCCCATTCTCAAAGTTTCCCATCTCTGGTGCATCATTGGGCACCACACTCTTTCTCTTCGCCATTTTAATCTCCGTTTTTTCTCTGTTTTTAATAATAAGCAGGCAGGGAACTATGTCCCTGACCTGCTCTATTCACATGTTAAGCTTCAAGAATATCGGGCTTAATTCTCATGGTACGGGTGGGATCCCACACAACAATACCACTGTCAGCAAACTTGTGGATGACAGCTGCATCCTCATCATTGCTCATGTGGTCATTGTCCCATGCACCTGTAAACGGGTTGCGGAAACCTGCCTCATAGCCACGAGCCTCTTCAGGATGTCCCTTAATCTTACACTTCTGGATATTCGGGTTGATGCTTGAACCAAGGTCAAGAATATCAAAGATGTAAGAACTTGCAGGGCCTCCCAGCGGATGCATAATCTTGTAGCCACTCTGGTTAATGTTGTCGTAGCTCTGGTCAATGTCCAAAGTGATGGCAACACCCATAGGAGCAACAAACTCAGTAACCTGAGGAACAGCTACACGAAGAGCACCACCATGAGGTGCAGCAGCATTGGTAGTCTTAGAGATGAGACCAAGGTTGTCACCGTTGAACTCAAACATTCCCTTCCAGCCAGAACCATCCTTCAAAGCTGCCTTCTGGAACAGCATACCACCCTTTTCACCAGTGCGGATAGTAACCTTTCTGTCCTTGAAGTCTTCCTTGCCTGCAAACAGGTCATAAAGGGCATCTTCAATAAGCTTCAGAGAGAAGTCATTGTAATAGATTACATTACCCATCTCAATCTGCTCATACAGACCATCACCAGTTCTGATGACATCACCACTCTTACCGAAGTTCAGATACTCGCCATTCTTGTTGCGGTTACTGCGACCCCAAGCATAGGCATAGTTCTTGTAGTTACGGAAGGTCTTCTCAAGCTCAAAGTCCACATTCAGCATCCAGGCATTCACCTGTCTTACCTTGTAGCCATTGTTGGTTGGCTCATTCATAGGAATAGAGATAGCCAGCTTGTCATCCATCATGTCACCAGAAACCTTGTGGTGAATACGGATATGCGACCACTCATTTCTCATGCTTACAGGTACTGCATGACGAATACCACCAACTTTGCGGGAAAGACCACCCTCTACAAAGGCTGCACCATAAGAGAACATTTCTCCAGGAAGCAGACGCTCTGCAGGTACACCATCAGTAATACCGCCCATTGTCTCTACCTTATATACATAGTTAGAGCCTTCTTCACGGGCATCGCCCAAAATTCGCAGGGGATAACGGTTACCCAAGTTACCTTCAATAGTCTCGCCATCAAAGAACCAATGCTCACCAAACACCAGATAGAAAGGCTGTGTACCAGCACCTACATTAGCAGTATGGTTTGCATCAACAGTTACACCATTCTCATCACGGGCTTCCAGCAGAGGAATAATCCTCTCAGTAGAGCCAATCACATCCCATACATAGTCTTCGCCATTGTCAAACTCCTTTACAGGAAGATTGCTGAGCATGGTGTCAAGTGTCTTACCATACTTGAAGGCCATGAGTTGAACCATCATACCAGGCACCTTCTGAACCTTGGAACCAAATACCGAAGTAATGTGAGTCTTCTTCGTGATATTCGGTGCCCAAGCCTCGAAGTGCTGCATCGTAAATTTACCTAATTGTCCTGCCATTGTATAAATATTTAAGCATTAAAAAATATGTTTTCCCTTTTCAATCAAATAGCCAAAGTCCAGTTCTCTCTTTCCTCATCTGAAGGTTCCCCGTTGGCAAAATTCAAAGTGCCGTCTGAGTTCCTTCTTGTGTTGCTGAATACACTCTCAAGCTCCGCAAGTCCTTTCTTCATGCCTGCCTTCACCTTACTGCGTGTCAGTTTCTCCACATTCTTGAATCCGTCTGTAAGTGAATACATCAGTGCCACGTTCTTCATGAAGTCCACAGGATTCTCCTTTTGGTACTTCTGCAGAGTTGTAAGATAGTTGCCGCTTTCATCTTTGTACACTGGCTTCGTAAGATAGTCATAAGCCTTCTGACGGGTTCCTTTGTCTACTTTTACTCCCCCGAAGAAATCTTCAGTATCCACAATCTGTTTCTTCAGATTATTGTACTGCTTTTCCTCATTCTCACGAAGACTTTTCTTTCTGTCCTCTACCAGCTTCTGATAGTCGGCAATTCTCTTTTGATAGAACTCCTTACACGAATTAAAGGCTACTTGTGCATCATCCATGTCTGTACCATCGTCAATACTTCTCTGTACAAGCTTCTTTGCCCTTTCATCACTGAAGCCCCTGTTAACATAGTCCTGATACATCACCTGCTTTCTCAATGTCTCTCCCTCATTAGTCTCCTCATTGAGTTTGTCAAGTGTGTCCTGTGCTTCCAGGTAATCCATGATTTGAAGGTCATTTTGATAGCCGATTACTTCTTGACTGTCTGCACCTCCATTCAAAGCCTGCTCAATGCGCTTTTGCCTTTCACTTAGAGAGTTTTCTACTTGTTCATCAAATAATTTCCTGAATGCCTCTGCATCCTTGATGTCCTTTAGCTTGTCATCAGAAAGGTCAGGGAAAACACCTTCATCTCTTAATGCCTTGGCAATGGAAGAGAAGAGATTTGTAGTCGGAGCACCAGAGTCATTCTTTGAATCGGGTGTCTCTCCCTGTCTCTCTGTATCTTCATCACTGCCTACGCTCTCTGATTGATTGCCCAGAAGGTCTGAAAAATCAACCTCAGCAGTATCTTCTTCTTTACTATTGTCTGTGTCTTTCTCAGGAACCTGTATGCCATCTGGCTGCTCCTGTGTGTTTTGCTCTCCGCTGAAAAGCTTCTCTACTTCCGCAGCTCCAAGCATACTGTCTAAACCTATTCCTTCCATGTTTTTCTCCTAAATGATTAACTAATCTGCTGCAAAAATACACGGATTGACAGTGTTTGACAAGCCAGTAAATTTTTCACTTATATTGGTATTAGCAGACACAATAAAAAACTTCAGCAGTTATCTCAACTACTGAAGTTCAATGTTTATGAAACCAATTGTTTTATGGCATTTAAAAATCGCCCCCAAAATGTTCAAAAACACTACATAATCAGTTTATTCAAAACCTTAAACACAATTTACATCTAACAAACGGCTTTTAATGAAAATCGAAACTAAAACTAACCTTTAAATCTTTAAAAACATCTAAGCTATTATCGGTATGAAAAAAGTCCTTAATCAGATTTGCAACGTTATTTGAATCAAGACTCTTCTCTTCATCATCACTAGTGTCCTTTTCCTCAGAAACTTCCAGGTCTTCTATGCGCTCCCCCAGGAAATAAAGATACAGGTTCATGGCGTCAAGTTGTCTGTCAAGCAGATAGGCCTGATTACATCCTACAGACTCTACTTTCTGTGTGTCTATCAGGAACTCTTCAAGCTTCTTGCACTTTTCCTTTAATGAACTGTACTCATCTGTGAGCTTCTCAATCATTTTCTTCTTTTCCATAAATAATTGATTTTTTTGTAGCCCCACTAGGAATCGAACCCAGACCTAAGAATCTAGAGGTCCTCGTGCTACCCTTACACCATGAGGCAATTCTCTTAACTTTAACATGAATAAATCAATGCTCAAAATTACGAATAATTATGCAATAAAACAATACCAAAATGAATATTATTTGCATATTCACTTTATTTAACGCAACTTTCTAACAACATATTCCTATCCAAAGTATTTTTGTATAGAATTATGAAAGTAATTCTTTTAACTTTAACATGAAAAAACATTCCTCGCAGTGATGCGGGGAATGTCTTTACAATTAAAAAAGCAACTATTAAAGTAGTAAATTATGGCCACACTTTATTCTGATTTATTAGTTCTTTGCTTTGCTATTCTCTCCTGAGACTTTATCTTCTCTCTTTCAAGCTTCAGCTTCTCATGCTCAAGTTTGTTCTTCTCGTCAAACTCCCTTGTCCTCTGCAGAAGCTCTGCCCTCTCCTTGTCTGTAAGTGGCTGGATGGGAGTCTCAGTAAATCCAGAAGCCCTTGCAACACTGGAGTCAATGTTGGCCTGTGCCTGTATCTTGGCAACAAGTATCCTAGTGTCATTGTCTCTCTGATTCTGAATGTCTCTCTGCTCCATCTCAAGCTGCTTTTGCTCTGCCTGTGCCTGAAGCTGCTGCTGCTGCATCTGCATCTGCTGTTGCTGCTGCTCTTCCTGCTGTTCCTGCATACGTCTTTCTGCAATCTCTATCATCTTCACCTTCTCTGAAATAGAGTCCGTAGAGTAAATCTTCATCATCGTAGAGAAGTTTATCATCTGATTCTGCAAGCCTGCCTGAGCCAGTGTTTCCAGCTTCTGAGAGAGTGCCTGAACACCTTGTGAGTTGTCTATAACAAGTCCATAGTCGCATTCTGCAAATTCATCTCCATCTATCTCCATGATTCTCTGGGAGCCGCTGGAAGTGATGTATTCAAATTTCTTCTTCTTTCCCTTCAATGCTATCTTGGCTGTCTCAAGGAAACACTCAAGCACTCTCTTCTTTAGATTCTCATGTTGTGCAAACAGCCACTCTGTGATATGAGAGCTCTGCAGGGTAGCTCTCTCTACTCCTCCCACAGTCTCCCTATTACTGATTTGGCCTTCTCTCTGTGGTGAAATACCGCAAGCCTTACTCATGGTAGTCTCAAGCCAGTCAAGCATCTGAATGTTATACTGAATCTCCTGAGTAACTGAGGCATCAATGACTCCCGTAGAGTTGTTGTTCAGTGCTCCTGCCAGCTTGCCTGTTGAAGCTCCCTTCTTGCCCTCATTGAAAGAGTTCTTGATGGCAATATGATTGGTCTTGGCAAAATAGAGCCATTTCTCTGTAGTCCATGAGTCTGGCTTAAAGGAGAAATCAAGGATAGTAAGCTTTCCAAGATTCGATTCCAGCAGCTTGTAGAGTTTGTCAAACACAGCATCATACATATAGGAATACGGCTTCATGACATCTACCAGCGAAGGAGAGTTTGTATTACCTATATTATATAGCTGACCTACTATGCCGAAATGGCATTTTGAAGGATTGCTCATTGAGAAGTACTGCACAGGCCTTGGTCTGATATTGACATATACCTCTGAGCCAATCTTGGTGCCTTCCCATGCTTCATTTACCCACAGTATTTCTTCCTCTTCTCCCCTGGTCTTGTCTGCCACATAGGTCTGAGGCATGAACTTGTATTCCTCTTCTCCTGTCTCAAAGTCATAGTACTTGATTTTCTTAATCTTCCTTCTTGACTTCCAGTAGACTCTTAACACCCTCACATTGCCTTCCCCGTCATAGGGAAGCAGTGTATAGGTGTAGTCAACATTGCCAAGCAGTGAAGAGAAGAAATGAGGATTGGATACCATTGAGTCTCCAAGCTGAGTGTCATTCATATAGGCATTTCTGTCATCCCAGAAGTCTGTATCATCACCTGCTGTGCCTGATACAAGCTTCTCAAGGTATTCCTCATCCTTAGAGGTGAGAACATCATAGTAGGTGTCATATACCCATCCTATGCTCTTGTAGTCCTCGTAGATAATCATGTCTGCATCCTCAACCCTGTTAGAGTTTCCTGACCTGAATACACGAAGCTTCAGAGGGTCTATTCTCTCAACGACAGGCTCTCCTCCTATAATATCCATCATGTAAAGCTCTTCCTTGCAAATCATGGCATCCATAATACCATGATTGTCAAAGAGGTCTTTGAAGTCATACTGCCTGCTGTAGTGCTTCAGAAGCTCATTGGCTCTTACTTCCCTCATGTCCTGATACTGATACTGGAAGTAGTCATTCTGCTCTGTCAGTCTCTTCTGGTAGTCCTCATCAGAAACTGACTGGCTTTCTATTAGTCTCTGCAGACTCTGATAAACTGCTTCCTTCTTCTCATTCTCAATGTCACTGATGGCATTGGGATTGGTCACAGTAACATGCCAGTCAAAAACCCTGGAGATGGCTTCACCACGAAGTACATTCAACTTGGGGTTAATGGTAGGATAGTGTTGAATGGTATCTGGAATAAAGTTTGCCTTAAGTTTATTGGGGTTAAGAACATACTGAAGGTCATCCATGTGCAGCTTCATGTTCATCAAGTCATAGTTCACTTTCTTGTGAAGAAATGACTTTCTTACAGGAGAGGAATTAAGTACGGAGCCTTTGGAATCTGCAAAGTCTACGCATTTCTTCCTCCATTGCTTTCCCTTCTGCTTGTCGGATAGCCTCTGTTGTGGAAACCCACTGTAGATTTCTATACTCATAGCGTAGTCAATTTAATGCAAAAATAAATATTAGCTACTTGACATCCAAAATGGTTATTTTTTTATTATCATCATAACCCTTTTCTTAATAGCAGGAATGCTATTCCTCTTCATTCCAGCTGTCAAGTTCTTCTGGGTAGTTATCTGTAAAGAAAGCCTCATTGGCTGGGTCATCAGGATCATACCTGTCTTCTCTTTCCAATTCATATTTTCCTCCCATCAGTCTTAGCTTGTCTTCCCTGAGAAGCATCAGCATACCAAGGGCTGATACACGGTCAAAGTTACCAAAGGGATTCCATCTTGAAAGCTCTATCAATAAGGCTTTGTTCTTAATGAAGTTAAGGTTGTGCATGGTAACTTCTTTCTCTTCCCCATTCTCACTGATGACTGTAGTCTGTGGTGTCAGCAGCCATTTATTAATAAGCTTCCTTGCCCAGCCATTGATAGCTTGTGAGGCATTGGTTCCCTTAGTGGTGTTGCCATAGTTTCCTGGTCTCATCATCTGCTTGTCCACAAGTATCTCAAGCACGTCTGTAAGCAGGTAGGTTGAGTTCATTCTTGAGAAATGGGCATAGAGTCCTTTCTTGTTGTTTTCATAGTTAAGCCTTGCATTGTAGAAAAGGCACATCCTCCTGCATATCTCAAAGTAGTCATCTGCCATCATGGGCCTGCCTGTATATTCTGCAACTATCCTGTCTGTCATCAGGTCAAGCACAATGATGGAACCAAGTGAGGTGGTGGTTGACTCATCATTGTCATAGGGGTCTGCTCCTGCTATGTATCTGTTCTCATATACATTACCTGATGAGTCTTTCTGTGGCATCTCAAATATCTCCACAGCTCCAGGCATATTCTTATTATCCTTTTGCTGATAGTATCTGATGGGAGTATCTGAGGTGGGCATAAACTCCACCTTGTTGTCTGTAAGTGCCAGCTGACCTACATGCACACTGTCAAAGAAATTAGGATTCGACTCTATCTCCAGAAGCCTTGCCTCTATGTCTGTTACTGGAAACTGGCTGATATTTCCCTGTATGATAGCCTCTGAGGGTGTAACAGGCATGTTTGACACTACCTTAATGATGGTTCTTGGGTCTCCTGTCTCATACTTGGCAACAAATCTTCTCTCCAAGATAAACAGCAGGCTTGCCACTACATCTGATACTCCATCCTTGTTATAGAAGCCTTTCAAGTTGGCGTATGCTGGAGTAAAGAAGGCAAACCAAGGTCTTCCCTGATTGGGCTTGTCCCAATTGTTGGGAATGGCATAGATATCGTATGCCTGTGGATTATATACAAGCTCTTGAGCACCATGAAAGTCTGAGTCCTTATCACCTGCTGTACCTACCAGATAGGCAAATCCATAGACACTCTTACCTTCCTGCATTCCATCGCGTACATTATTATATATCTCTATCAGGTTTGAGAAGCTACCAAACTCCTCAAAGAGTATATAACCACGCTTACCACGAATCTTTGATACATCATCCTTTGAAGAAAGTCCCAGCAAAATATTCTGGTCTCCCATGTCTGCTCCTGTAAGCTTGTCTTTATAGCCTGACTTCCATGACATCTTGTTGGGAGAGTCAGTAAGCATTCTTCTTGGAAACTGAGTATGTTCTGCAAGAAAGCTTTTGATAGGCGTAAACTTAGAGAATGTACCGTCTTTCTCTGCCAGGTATTCCCTTAAATAGGCAGTCAGGATTGTGGTTGTTCTCTTATGTGCCTCTGCATCTTCTCCCAATGTCAGGTTATGGGCCATGATAGAAGCCAGCGTGAATGACTTTCCACTACCACGCCTACTGAGCTCTGCTGCATGGTTACCACCTTCAAACTTATTATACAAGCCCCCGTTTCTGGCTTGGTCTATATAGTGGAATCTCCAGTAGGTTGCTTCCCATATTTCTGGAAATCCCTCTATACGTGAAGCCCTTTTCTTGTTACCATCCTTCGATGCCTTGGTAACCATCATGGGCACATAGTTCAGGTAGAAATACAGATATCCTGTCACCCATTCACCGTCTGAGGGCCTCACATACCCTTCCCAGCACCTTCTTATCTCCTCCCTTATCCACCTTCCATAGGGAGAATTAGGATTTTTGTTGGGCTTGAGATGGGTATATGTGCCATACTTCATATAATGCAGTGCTGCAGGCCTGAAATAGTCCATATTCTCCAGAATATGAGGATTAGCCAAATCTACAATAATTCTTCCCCTGTTATCTCTGGGCCTGTCTTTGGCATATTGTCTCTTGGGTGATATCAGATTACCTATGAAGGGTACTGTCAGAATGAATTCCTTGAAGTCATCCTGCACTTCCTTGGGGTACTTGCTGAGCAGCTCCTCAGTGATGGGTGTCTGATATCTGTTAACTCTAATCTCTTCCATGCTGCAAACTTAGAAAGAATCAAAAAGAATGACAAATCAGTTAATTTTTTAGTAATACAAAACCGCCTACCTACACAGGTAAGCGGTTCCCAAACTAACCTTAACACTAATAACACATGAATTAATTATAAATCCTAATCACAACGGCTTCTCGCCAGAAGCCACTTTCTGATAAACATAATAACGAAAAACGCCAAGTAAACTATAATTGAAATTTTGCCTGCATGTATCCATGATTTCTGCCAGAATCCCAGAGGCTTCTCCACTGGATATGGAACCCTGATAGAATCTGATTTCAAGGAGTCTCTATATACTATCCTTTCTCTCCACCTGTCCCTGTATAATACTCTTTCCTTATAGGTAATAATGGTATCCCCACTCACTTTTACCCACACAGAGTCCTTTTCAAATATGGAGTCTGTCTTCAGAAGGGTATCATGTTTCTCTACAATGATGCTATGGTATTCTGGGACTGGCACATACTGAGTCCTGCAGCTACTGCAGCATAGAAGCAGCAGAAGCAGAATAATCCATATTACAAGCACCTTCCAGGCTTCTTCTTTTTCCCAGTCCTTTCTCATATTCAGTAGTCTATTATCTTTCCTCCATTACAGACAAGCATCCCATATTTAATACCACTAAGCCTGTTAAGCCATCCTTGCCTGAATTTCTTCTGCTTGGCAACAGAGATACGGAGAATATAGTCTCTTCTGGCATTCCATAAAATATAGAACAGGCTCTTCTCATTAGGATAGTTGTTGATAGCATTGAGTGTCTTGGGCCCTACTATACCGTCTGCCTTTACACCAAGGGCTTTCTGGGCATGTTTTACAGCCCATGTTCCACTCATCCATAACCAGTCAACCAGCAGGTTGGCTACTGACTGTGAGTTGATGTTGTCTGCCATCCATCTGTTCCAATAGTGTCTTTTGTAGATGGTCTCCCACTCTACAATAGTCATCTTCTTGAGGTCTTCTACTGTCTTCTTGCTGCCAAAAATACTCCTATAAGTACTGATGGTAATGCCTTTCATAGTAGCACCACCCTTGTCATCATTGTCATTGGAGAAACCTCCTTCCCAAGACAGAATAAACGGTGATAGAATCTTACTGTTTGCCATGTGTGCTCCTTTTTGTTTTTGTTGTTCTCTTCTTCTTGTCAAACTCACTAAGTACTTTCTCTACCTCTTCTGGCTCTATGTTGAGCTTAGAGGCTATCTCTCCAATCAGTGCTTTCTTCATCAGCTTTAATGCTGGCATGTTGGGATAGATAATCAACATGCTTCCACACGATGACCAGAACTCAACAATGATAATTACTGCTGCAATGGCTGACGCTGTAAGTGTCATGTCTATAATCCTGTCTATACCTATAAAGGTAAGCATGGCACAGCCATATACTGCAAACTTGGCTACTGTCTGCCTTGCCAACTCTGACAAGGCAAACTTTCCTCTTTTAATGCTTACTGCTATTCCCCAGATAGCGTCCATCACAGTGATGGCAACCACAAGACCCACAGCAAACTCATTGCCAGCAATGTAGTTAAGCAAGAGAACTCCAAGGGTCAATAGCCAGCCCCATGCTGTGGCCAGGATTACTTCCAGCCTTTCAAATATATGTTGCACGATTGATACTATTTTAGTCATTGGAATGATTGTATCCATACTATTCCTTGCAAAAATAAAAACATCTTTATACTAAAACAAACCAGTAACTTTTTTAGTAATACTTACTAATTCTTTTTACTAACCTACTACTTTACTGAATACCTTCCACATCTTCTCCACAAGATATCCTATAGTGTATGCTGGGGGTTCCCCACTATTTTCTACCTCATAGGCTTCCAGCATAGCCTGCTTTATCTGTCCTTGCAAGAACATTGCAAAGATAAAAAGACTATAATGGGAGTTCTAACAATGCCGATAAAAAAGAAAACCCGCTGGCTTTCAACAAGTTAGCGGGTTCACAAATAAACAAAACACAAAATTATCACTTATGAAGAATATTAAGTTGTGCAACGCCTTACACAGTTATCCAATTCATCTTTATACCATCTTAATTCCTTAAATCCTGTTACCTTTCTTCCTTTTAGTATCTTCTTTTCTCTCACCAGGTCTCCAAACCTGCTACTCTTAACATTAAGATACCTGCAAGCCTGTTCCTTACTGAGAGACTCATGAGCAAGCACTCTCATAACATCCATAGCTTCAGACTCTGACATTTCACAGTTACCTGCATCTATCTTGTCTGCAGTCTCCCTAAGAAGCTTCACAATCAGTTTGTTCAATGCTTGCATACTCTGAATTTTAATATGACAGTAACAATAAGGAATACAACAGATATAACAAGATAAGAAGCCAAGATGTCCCTGTCTGACAGTGGAATTCCTATATGATAATCAATGATGTTCAGTATCAGTATCAATGAGATATAGTGTATGAACATTCTATGCCATGCACAGAACTTGAATACATAGGAAGCAGTATATAAGAATCCTATAAACAGGAACTGTACTATATAGGAAAACAGAGGAAGGTCTATATTGCAGTAAGAAAGTACTGTATTCAGAAGGTAAATCCCCGATATGATCATGGGGATTACCTTTACTGAACACAATAAAATCTTATATAAAGCCTTATTTAAGTTTCCCTCCGCATCCATACCTACGAGTAGGACTCTTGGTAAAACCAGCCTTAGCTACTACAGGCTTTGCCCTTCCTGTCTTCTTCTTACTTACTGTTATTTTCTTTTCCATAATTATTCACCTCCATTATTTTCAGTATTATTATTGTCTTCATCGTCCCAAATACCACTGTTCTCAGGGTCTGTTTCTTCTTCATCTGGGTCAATAGTACCAGGATGAACCTCTGGAGCCCATTCTGGATCATACTGAGTAGGATTATCTGTATAGATACGATATTTAATTTCCCCAATATAATAAGCAGACTCTGTGTCACTTGCTGTTATAGTATGGCCGCCATTATTTAACTGAAGCACAATATACCAATCTGAAGAACCGTCATTTTTCAAGGTTCTTGGAAGCAGTGAGCTATTTAAAGCATTTGGAAATTTCGTTGCAAATGACTCTCTACCTGCAATGAGTGTTCCTATTTGTTGCTTAGAACCTGAACATATAAGGGTTGGATATATACTTTTTATACCATTTGTGGAGTATGCACAAATAAAGGCTCTTGTTGTAATATTTGGCCTTTCGACAATAGCAATAGTATCACCTGGATGCAAAGTTATACTTGTATTAGAATGAACATAATTGCCATAAAGCCAAGTAGAATTGGACTGATTTGCGCCAAGATATCCAAAATTTTCACTTCCAGTCTGTGATTCATTTATATAGGGACTGGCTACTATCATACCTTGTGCTGTAGTAGTAGTAAGTTCAACATACGGCTGTTGAACAATTTTATTTGCACTAAAATTAGCACCTTTTATAACTATTCTTTTTCCCATATTTTTTAAGTTTTTATTGATTAATCATCATCTTCATCAGAACTACTGTCGTCACCACCTTCTCCTCCTTCAGAAATAGGAACAAAGTCCAAAGGCAATCCACCATGCTGATGAAACCACATAGCCATTTCGTAAGTAGGTGGATACAACCAGTAGTTAGTACCATTGTCATCAAATGTTCCAAGGCAGTAATTAAAAGTATTGCCTTCTGTATCTCTAAAAGTATCTGGACCTAAACCATGACCACCACTTGTGTATTGGTGAATATCAGCGACACAGCCAGCATTCTTCATGGCCTTAATAAGCCTGCATTGCGAATTGTGTCCTACATTGCCATCATTTTGAGCTATCCAAATCTTAATAGGAAACTTGTTTGGCCTTTTGGCTGTAATGTCAATATTTGCATCAGAACCATTTCCAGATATTACACTATCTGCATATCTCAACAATGGGTCATACCCAGCCCATCTTTCCTTATAAGTATCATAAGAAAGACCAGACAATATCCCATCTACATTGTCTACAAGTTTGTTGTCAGCTTCTTCTGCTGTCCAGCCATTTTCTTGTGCCAATATATCAGCAATACCATACACTTTAGTCATTAGGTATTTACTTCTATAAGGATGTGAACTTATAGTATTACCGCCACTATCCACTTCTGTCCATCCTTGAGTACCATTCCACATTCCTTCCAAAGATACAAGAGGTGATTTCAAACACACGGCAAGGAAAGGAATACCACTCAATTCGGCAATATTCATAATCATCCATCCCCCTTGTGAATATCCCCAGCCGAAGACACCTGTCTTGTCTATATTGTAGTTCTCAACAACATAGTCATAAGCTCTTCTAGCACTTTGAATACAAGGATAAGCACCATTCTGATATCCATCAAGTGCAGGTACTACTTTGCCACTTCTTTTTCTGTATCTTCTTCCAGTCATATCCAATGCCCATTCATCTGGCGTTCCATCGACAATCAACAAGGCATAACCAAGATGAAGAAGAAAATGAGATATATTCAAATAGTTTGTATCAAATAATGGGGTAGAATTGCTTGTCACCAAACTACCACCTTGCTTACCAAACATTACAAGCCTGGTTGGTGTTCCTTGTGCTTTATAAGAAGATGGGAGATATAGAAAAGCATTATCTGTATATATCCTCTCACTTTTATACACATTTGCAGCCGTTGCAGCAAAATTATCATCTATTGGCAATGTGCAATCCACATTTACTGTAAAATACGTCACCCTCTGGTAAGGCTTAAAGACATTGCCTCCTTTACTACTATCGAAATTTTTAGTTCTAATATGTCCATTTTCAAACCAGACCACATCATTACCATTTGCATCGCCAAAAGCTAAATCTGGAAGAATTGCAGATTCTTGGCTAATACCAACAGAGTCTACTTTCTCTTGAAGCCTTCCTACAGTATCTGAATACTGAACAGTACAATTCCAAGAACTACCACTTGCCCATTCTACATTATAAAAGCGAGTAAATAACCAGCCATCTTCTGGCATAGTGTATACCGATGTATAATCAGAACTGCTCCATGATTTAGATTTAACACCACTTAATTCAAACCCCACAAGACTGTTTTCATTTTCACTCAAATAGTCATTAGGATCTGAAGTACTATATGCAAACCTGAAAGTAAGACTATGAGAGCCTGGATTACGAGAAATAGTAATAACCGAGCCTTTTGAAAGTCTGTCCTTAAAGAATCTCACATACTGAGAACTTGCATCAGAGGACGGAACAGTAATACTTGTACCAAAAGTCAGACCTTGTCCTCCTGCACTACTTAGTACACCATCACTTGCAGTTGAATACTTAACACTGATTGTTGGAAGAATACCATCTATGCTTTCACGAAGATTACTGTCAACAGTGGAGCTGTCAAAATTCTTGGTTTTTACATGACCGTCTTCAAACCATACAATGTCATTACCCTCTTCATCACCTATGGCTAAATCTGGAAATACGGTAATGCCTTCCTTAAGACCAATCTCATCAACATCCTTTTTTAACTTGGTGGTCTCAGTAATATCTTCAATTATAAAAGTTTGAGCTGCTCCAAAAGCGGCTCGCATATTAATAGTGATATAAAAAGTTTGTGCAGTATAGCCATCATTCTCCTCTTCAGTACTAAGTTCTGGAATTGTAAAATCATAATATTCCTCTAATGCCTTGTCCATTGTAACTTTGACCAAAGGCTGATTGGGATGTCTGTCAGTATTTCCATTAACCTTTTCATTTACAAGCAGCTTATTATATCCAGATGTACTATAAGAGATGCCAGCCATGCTAATATTCGGGTCTTTTAGATGCAGTCTATAAGTATGCCCGAAAGTAACACTTCTTACAATAGAACCAGTCATAGTATTGCCAGTACCATTTAATACAATTTGATACATGTTTTTATTAAGATTGGCAATACTTTCCTTCAACGCTCCAGCAGGATAAATAACACGAGATGTTGTAGAAAGCTTATTTCCACTACTATTATAATAGTATGCGAAGATGCAATAAGCGTTATCATAGGGAACCACAACATCCGTATTATGACTTGCAGCACTGTTGTAATACACAACGTCTACAGGAACATCAGCAATAGCACTATCATTATAAGCATATATGTTATTCCTTGAAAATGCAAAACATACTACCGCTGCATTGTTTGTATAAGAGCCTTCAAAATGTATAATGGTTCCTTTATTGAAAGGTCTATTATAAAGAACTATTTTATTGTTTTCTGTTTGTACCTCTGTTATTGTACTACTTGTTGTATTAATTATGAAAGAATTGAGAGTTCTTTTATCATTTGCGATAACACTATTTTCTCCGTCATTCAATATTGGCTCAAGTTCCTTTGTTATATCAGCAAACCTGTTGAAAAGCCCATCACTTGTAACAACAGTTGTATTATGGCCTTGTACGGGCGTCTCATCCAATGCTGCTTGACCAAGACTTACTGTTCTAATACCTTCTTCTACAAGGTCTGTAATTCTTTCATGTGCAGATTTATTGACTCCAGCAGGAGCAAAACCCAAGTCTTGTGTTAAGGTATCATTAATATCACTAACATCATTTCTAAGACCTCCTTCTATGTTAGTAGCTCTGTCAATTTCATCTTGCAGCCCATCATTAAGTTTATCATGCATAGCATTGATTCTTGAATTGACAGAACCATCTTCTGCCTCTACTGCAGTTTCAAGACTGGAAATTCTATCCTTAATAGTGCCACTGCCTTCTTCTCCAGTACCTATAGAATCCTCAATGGCCTTAATATGTCCTTTAACTGTATCTTCAGAACTATCATATTCCTCACCAATCTCTTTTGTCAGGAACTTCTGTGAGATACCAAGATTCTCATGGTTGCCATATTTTTGCTCAAGTGGTACACCTCCCGCCTCAATGCTTGACATAATACTAATTACATTATCATTAAGCTTATCTGCAGTAACACTTTGAGAAGCAAGCTTATCCTCTGTTACAGCACCATCATGTATCTTGTCAGTAGTCACAACACCATCACCAAGCTTTAGGCTCAGTTTCTTTTTAGGTTCATCCTTTATTTTGGATTCACTGAAAAATTTTTCGTTTTTATCACTCATAATGCATTATGTTTTCTGCAAAAATAAGGATAAAAAGCACATGCCTAAAACTGATAAATTTTTTACTAATACTCCTGCTACAACAAAATAGTACAAACATAAAAAGCAGGCTGTATAACCTGCTTTTAAAAAAAACAATAAAAATAAGTATCAGCTGTGTTGTTTACAGTAATCAAATATCTTCATTAAAAAGTTTTCTGTAACAGATTCTTTTGCCTCTTCCTCAGTAGTCACTCCATGATTGTAGTTCTCCGAAACCTCTATTAAAGGCACTGTATAAGACAGATTATCCTTAATACCTATGGCAACCATGCTGACAGTTACCTTATGATAGGCTTTGATAAGCAGTGTCTGCTCATCACTGTAGTTAATTACTATAGATGCCTTATTATCCACATGGGCTCTATACCATCTTTCAAAACTGTTTTTAATCAAATCCAAGGTACTTGACATATCTGTTAGTTTTAGTTCATCACAAAGATAGTAACTTTTTCTCAGATTTGAGTATAATTTATGAATAATTCACAAAATCAATAAGCAGAATATCCTTGTCTGTTCCCTTCTTTATGATTTTCTTGTTATGAAGATATGCATATAATCTGGGATACCAGTCATCTAAAAGCTTCGGAGAGCACACAGATGAATATCTTTCTTCACAAGAAGGCTGGTAACTGAAGGTGTAGTCTGTCTCCCAATTGTAGAGATTTCTGCCACACCAGAAGCGTATATGCGGATAGGCACTCTTGATGTAATCACAGAACTTGATAAACTCCCTTACTGAATAAGAAGTATGCTGTGACTTATTCCTTGCCTCATGTATAACCCTAATGCTGCAGTCCCCAAGAAAGTCAATAAACTGTAAGTCATCAAGCAGCTCTTGAAGGGTAGTATCATATACAGCAAGCCCATGTGCAACCTGTAAGTAATCCTTCTCAGTAAACCTTATTCTAAGGTCAAAGCATCTTACATTATAGTGTATATACTGTGATGCTATTCCTACATCCTGGCATTTAGATGCAAGGTTAAATAGTCTCATCCACCATTTCCTCGGTTTCAGATAACTCCATGAATTGTGACTTCCAAGTATCATTTTGTAGGTGTTTGTAGGTGTTTTTATATGTTGTCCAACCCGTCATCAAACAATGTTTTTTCTATGGAGCCCTTGGCTTCGCCATACTCTGACTCATCATTAATGGCCCTCTCAGCATCTTTTAGCATGGAGGCAACTTCTGGGACCATCTTGAGTACAGCCATGTAGTCCTTGAGGGAAATCACTGGCTTGCCCTTGTCATCTACTTCATTAAGGTCAGCATCCTCAAGCTGCTGCCTTACCTTGTTGACTCCTATAAGGGCAGACTTTAAAAGCACCGCAGAAGCAGTGTCAAAAGACTTGTAGAAGTCAATGGCCTTCTGAAGCTCTTTGTCTGGCTTCCATGCTGAGGGTAATCCTTCCCCCTCTTTCACTGCCTCCATCCTGTCCTCGTCATCTACTATATACTGATAATCTGAGCGCGGGTCACAGTAAAAATATATAAACGACAACTCTTGCAGAGCATTGTCCTTGGTCTTGCTCTTATCCCTGTCCCAAAGCTTCTTAAAGGGCTTCAGTGTAAGGGCTTCTGGTGCTACTCTTACCTCGTAGCCTTCGTATTTAAATAGTCTCATGATTCGTAGTTTTAAATAAAAACCCTGTGTACTTCACAGTAGACAGGGAAAAATTTTTACTATGAAAAATTCAAATGTACAACGTTTCACTAAACAATCCAATAATGTAAATAAAAATGAATATATAAGAACGCAATTAAACTAAAAGGTCTTTCTTAGGCAGAATAAGGCTGTACTTAGGCTGCTCTATGGTAACGAGATTATCCTTGTCATCATAGGTCACTTCTTCATAATCAGTAAGAATATACTTGATATCTCGCTGGTCTATCATAAAGCAAGTTACGGTGTCTCCTTCCTCATTGGTCAGCTCAAGCTCATCAAGGCGAAGCTTCACAACACTGTTACCCTGCATAGCCTTCAAGGAGTTTTGATCTTCCTTAAGCTCTGCATATCTGTAGAAATTAATGGCTACTACATCTCCAGGCTTCACCTGCTTGACATCTCCACCTATGGCAATAACTGTCTGATAAGGCTTGATGTCTCCTTTTGTAGCAGTGATGATGCCTGATTCATTCTTATCATCCCAGCCATACAGGTTCTCCGTAACAAGTACCTGACTAAACATGGGCTTTATTTCCTTTAACTTTAACATGATTTTCTAAGTATTTTATTTTTCTTCTATACTTTTCTATTTTATCATACCCCGTATAGAGCTTTCCTATATACGGAATATTGAAGTTAGTAGCTACTTTGGAAAAGTCCTCTTCCGACATATTCTCCAAATCAAGGGAAGCAATAGTCTCCCTGACAAACTTCCAATAGCTCTTGTAGACAAGGGAAGCAAGGGCTGGGTTAATCCCCAGCTCCCTTGCTGCTTGCCCTGTTGCCCAGTCTAAGATGCTGTTCATTCCTAAAATTAAAATAAACCATCAGTCCAACACCGTCATCTGTAATCGTAGGAATAAGATTCAGGAATATCCTGTTGCTCTTCACAACACCTTTCTTCCTGAACTTACACATGATTACCTGAAAGTGTTTCGGGGTAATGCTACACTGTTCCCTAATCTGCTTCTTGGTTCCTTCGCTCATGAGTACACTGTCCAGCACATCAGGGTCAATGATTACCTTACCAAGTTCATATCTCTTCTTAAGGAAAGCTGCAAGAACATCCATCTCCTTGTTTGTCAGATTATGGACAGGCTTAAGAAACTCCACCCACACCCTGAAGAAGTCTCCGTCTGGAGTCATGTCAAGCTGTGGATTTGAGTTTATCCTTATCATATTTGTCACACTTTCCATAATTGTCTGATTTAATCCTCGGATTCTGGTTCTTCTACATCATCCAGCATCTTGCTGAGTCTTGTCTGAATCAGCTCTGCACATCTTGTAATAAACGAGTCATCAAAGAACTCCGACTTATCCATGACTGAAAGCAAGAGGTTAAAGTCATTAATGTTATTAATCACTCTCTCTGCTTCCTGCAGACGCTGATACAATTGCTGACACTGCTGATTAAGGCTGTGTGCCAGCTGCTCCAACTGCTCATAAGTTGGTTTCTCCTTAACCTATGTAGGTTCTGGATTACTGGGCTTAGATGCCTGAGTCATCTTGACTTCCTTGGCATCCGACTTACTCTTCTTTTCCATTGCTAGGCTTTTTAAGTGAATATAATAATAATGTATAGAATTAGCACCAATAGGGCCATTTCAGCTCTCGCTTCTCCACAAAATCCTTGCCATACTTCTTCTTGTACAGCTCCTTCCACTCCTCTATGGAGGCAGTTCCCATTTCAACAGTTCCACAGTCTGCACAATAAAACTAGTTGTCCACCATTGGAATTTCTCTGATGTTTAGGGACAGGCACCGCTTACAATAGTAAACAGGCTCTTCATCATAATCATTCTTTTTCATAATGGATAGGTTTTTAACTTTAACATGAAGATGGCAAAACAGCCACTAATATCGTTTGCAAATATAGTAAATTATTAATATCAAAACAAATAAAATACTATTATAATTAGCTCATTAACATTATTTTGCGCAGGTTTTTTAAAGTAAAGGTTCCCCCAAGCAAAGATAATAAACTAAATGACCAAGTATTGTACCAATAATTAAGATTTTTTATAAGTATACAATAATTTGCCAGATTCTTTGCCCATTCAAAAATAATCATTACCTTTGCAATACACTACAACAGCAAATTGAGCAAACTTGCAACCATATTGCAACCAGCAAAATCAGTAATCCTCCCAAACCCCCTATGGTTCCGTAGCTCAGCTGGATAGAGCAACTGCCTTCTAAGCAGTAGGTCTTGGGTTCGAGCCCCAACGGAATCACTTGAAAATCAACAACTTATTAAGATTTATCCTATTTTAGGAAGTACTTGGTTGTAAATTGGTTGCAAGTCAAAACATTTAATAACTGCAACCAGATTGCAACCATGATTAATGTTAAGTTTATAGTAAGAAAAGACAGGAAAGCTGTACAAGGCTTCCCTATAATCCTCTATGTAAACATACATGGTAAAAGACTCAGTTTCTACACAGATGTATTCGTAAAAGAAATTGAGCACCTGACCAATAATAAAATCTCCAAGAAAGACACTTTGCACGTAAACAAAAACATAAAGCTAACCCAAATACTATCCCAAACCAACATCATTCTTCTCCAATATAATAACCCCGAAACAGTCAAACAGAAAATCAATGAAGTCCTGAGTCATCAGGTATTCAAGGAAAAGAAGCTCACAGACCATATTGAAGACTTCATGAAGACCAAAAAACACAAAAGAACTGCAAAGCTGTATGAATCAACCATCAATAAGATAAAAGCCTTCGATAAAAACATTTCCATTGAAAATGTTGATAAGAAATGGTTAGCAGACTTTGAGAGCTATTGCTCCAGGAACATGAGCATAAATGGCTACAGTGTGTATCTCAGAAACATCAGGGCTGTTTTCAATAGTTTGCTTGAGGAAGGCAAGATAACAAACTATCCATTCAAGGCATTCTCTATAAAGAGGGAAGCAACTGTTCACAGGGCTCTCACAGTACAGCAGGTGAGAGAGTTGATAAATGCAGAATGTCCTATATATATAATAAGGTATAGGGATTTTTTTCTCCTTATGCTATATCTGATAGGCATTAATCCTAAAGACCTACTCTATCTCAAGAAAGAAAACGTGATAAATGGAAGAATAGTATTTCACAGATTCAAGACCAACAGGCTGTATGGAATCAAAGTAGAACCTGAGGCAGAAAGCATACTGAAGCTTTACAGTGGCAATAAATACCTTCTAAGGTTCATGGACAATATCAGTGACTATCTGGGATTTGTCAAGAGGACAAACAAGGCACTGAGAAAGATAAAGGGCTTTGAGGAAGTTACATCATACTGGGCTCGTCATACTTGGGCAAGCATAGCCTTTGAAGCTGGAGTATCTAAGGATATCATATCACTGGCCCTTGGTCATAGTAACGGAGTAAAGGTTACCGATATCTATATTAAGTATGACTGGGAAAAAGTAGATGAAGCCAACAGAAAGGTACTGGACTATATAAAAGAAAAAAGAGAGACGTGATAGAGGGCTGTCTCTCTCTTGATGCCTACAGCAGGGGGAGTGAAAGAGAAAAATGGGGCTCCTGCTTTAAGGCGTAATATCTCTTTTCTCCTCTTATTTAATTATCTATAACTGAAGTTCCTTCATTAAGAGACCCTAGGCCCTGCTTTAGCCTTGGGTTGCAGGATTTCATTGTTCACCTGCTATCTGATATAGTCTCTCGCCCCGTCTTACCTCCTAGAACAACTATCATCAGCACATTCAAGCCTCCAGTTGAGCAGTGACTATAGGTTTTTTCTCTCTTTTACTCCCAAGAATCCTTTGCCTGTACCCTTCTCATGGTCCTCTATTTCCAATGAGCTGGTAGGATTAAGCTACTTCCTAAATCAGATATTTTCAAAGAAACTCAGAAACAGTAAATAAGAAAATACTTATATGTCTCCTTGAGTGCAAAGATAAGAATAAATATTCACTTTTCAAATAATAAATGTATGAAAAGTGTATGAATTAACATTATTTTGCGAGGGTTTCTGTATTTAGAACTTTATCTAATCCTATTACTATAGTAATCTTCGGCTATTTTTAATTCATAAAGAGTTTCTTTTTGTATTGTGGCTATTCTAGAATTACTACTAATTTTTCTATTTTTAATTTTTTCTATATCTTTAAATGAAAGAGTATTGTACCATGATAAAATCTGTTCAAGATTTTTATTTGTTATATGCGTTTTTTTATACCATTGCATACTTTGAGGAATTTTATCCCTATTTTCAATATAATAATAGATATTATCTTCTGTATGAGACAATTTCCAAGCATCTAATTCTTCTGAAAATATCGTATCTTTTAGCAAATCTTGTAGTGCCATATTTTCTATTTTATAATGCAAATATATAGAAAAAAGTCGAAAAATGATTTTTAAAAATATTTTTTAAGATTTTTATAGTGGTATAAGAGGGGAATAATCCCACCATACCCCACCCAGAGTTTGAGTGGTGGGATGCTCCCCCCGCCATTCCAGAAGTATTAAAGGTGAGCGCAAAAACATACAACTATGAAAGCAGAAAAAGGAACAGTTTTCCAGAGTGTAGCAATCAACAAGTCTAACCTTAAGGGTGCTGAAGTAATGCTCTCAAAGCCTCGCAAGGCTGAAGACAGAGATGGTAAGGAATTCACATACTACTGGGTAACATTCACTCAGGGTACCAACGATGTCATTGCCTGCACTGGCGAGAAATTCACTTCTCTCTTAGGTGACAATGCTGACACTGACAAACTCATTGAGGTATTGAATGCCCACTGTGAGGATGAGTTTGAGATTACTCACTGCCAGACTGAGGTAGATGAGGAGACTGGTGAGGGTGGAGATTATCTCTACACTGAAAAGAGTGGAATGCCACTTCTCAGAATTCAGAAGCGTGCTAATAGGAAGAGTCTGGGCTGGTAAACAGCCTGGGCTCTGCCCATTCTGAGATTTCAGGACTATAGTGTTTAACTCGCTGTTAATCAGCACTATAGCCTCTGAAATTAAAATAAAAAAGAAGGACAAAGGAGGGTCTAAATCACCACTCCCCACTAAACAGTGGCTGAGTATTAAACTCCTTTAATCCTTCTTTTATTATTATAGCACTTTTTGCTCTTAATTGCTTTCAATAACCAATTATTTGCTTGGGATAAATCTTTGGTTATGGATAAGATATAGGTTGGCTATCAACAATTGGTTGATAAGATACTGAAAGCTCAGCTTGCTATTCAAATCCCAATGTAATAGTTAAGAGGGCAACCTTATTCTGATAGCAA